CTCACCAACACGGTCACGGTGACAAAGCCGGTACAAGTCACGCCAGCCACCGATCTGGATCTGAGCCTGATACCGGAGATCTGAGCCATGGCCAACAAGACCCGTTCGAAGCGCGAGCGCTTCCGGGCGTTCGCGGAGGCCTATCTCAACGCTGCCAACTCGACGACCTACCTGAACGTCTACCAGAGCGCCCTGGCCGCGGGCTACAAGGAATCCTACGCGTCGTCGCAGGCGTATAAACTGTTGGAAAATGTAGGTATTCAGAGAGAGATCGATGCCATCAAGGCCGAGCGCCGCGGAAATCCCAACATCGCGACCGCCGACGAGGTGCTCGAGGCCCTCACGACCCAGCTGCGCGTGCTGCCGAATCAGCTCTTCGACCCGGAAACCAAGGCGCTCATCACGCCGGCCAACATGACCGACCGCCAGGCCCAGGCGCTCGCCGGCTACGAGGTGAAGGAACGCACGGTGTGGTCCCGTAGCGGCGAGGACACGCCCCCCGAAACCGAAACGACCTACAAGTTCAAGCTGGTCGACCGCCAAAAGGCAGCTGTCGAGCTGGGGCGGTATCATGGCTTGTTCGAGAAGGACAATAAGCAGCAGGCCCCTACGGCCCCCCAGGCGATGGTCGCCTTCCCGACCGGGCCCATGAGCCTCGAGGAGTGGCAACGTCAAGCTGAAGCGATCCTGGCACGCCAGAAAGAGGAGAAAGCGACCTGTCCATGAAAAAGAAAAAGCCCAAAACCCTGATGGAAGTGATGGAGCGGTTCCCTGATATGCAATCGGGCGGGACTACCGGGAAAGATGTCCCGCAAGCTCCGATGCCGACTTTCATGGGCCAACAGCCCGAAGACCCGGACCCCTGGAAGCACCGGTCGGATGGGATGCGCTGCAAAACCTGTATGTGGTGGCTCCGCAAGGGCGGGACCAGGATCGGCCGCTGTCGGCGCCGGGCTCCGGCCATGAGCGGTTTCCCGGTGATGTTCGAGCACGACTGGTGCGGCGAGCACCGCCTCGATGAAACAAAGGTCTGATGACGTTTTGGTCACCCCAGCCCGGCCCCCAGCTGCTGGCGGTAACCTGTCCCGCTGATGAAATCCTATTCGGCGGCAGCCGCGGTGGGGGCAAGAGCGACGTTCTGATAGGGCGCCACATCGCCGGCGCCGAGCTGTACAGGGACCATTGGAACGGCCTGATCATCCGGCGCAAGTACAAGGATTTTGCCGAGCTCCGCCGGCGCTGGGATGAGCTGATAGGTTCAGGCCTGCCGGCAGAGCGCATCGGGGGCGAGAACCAGAGCAACTACATCCGGTTCAAGAATTCCGCCGCCCAGGTCGTGATGATGGCGATGCAGCGCCTGGAGCAACTCGAGGACATCCAGGGCCACCAGTATCCGGAGATCAGCGTAGATGAATGCACCAACTTCCCCTGGTTCGCCAAGCTGGTTGACAAGCTCCGAGGGGCTAATCGCTCGCCTCATGGCGTGCCTACTCATTTGTTCTTCACCGGAAACCCTGGCGGCCCGGGGCATATGGCCACCAAGGACTATTTCCGACTGGGTACCGGCGGCCAGACCCCAGGAAAGATCTGGTTCGACGACCAGGGATCCGCGCGCGTCTTCATCCCCAGCTTTCTCGCAGACAATAGAATCCTATGCGATGCTGACCCCAAGTACGTCCGCCGCCTCATGGGGATTTCTGACCCGGTCCTCCGGAAGGCGTGGCTTGATGGCGACTGGGATGTCTACCTGGGCCAGGCGTTCAGAATCACGGCTCGCCATGTCGTGGCGCCTATACCCTTACCCGAATACTGTCAGCTATACATGACCATGGACTGGGGCTTTGGGCACCCCTTCTCGATTGGCTGGTGGTGGTGTGATAGTGAGGACCGACTCTACCGATTCGCCGAATGGTATGGCTGGAACGGATCCGAGAACGAAGGGCTCCGGCTCGAGGACTCCCTCATCGCTGATGGAATCCATGAGCGCGAGCACAAGCTTGGCATTTCCGATCGGCCAATCGTTCGCCTTGCCGGCCCAGACTGCTGGAACAAGAAGCCGGATTACAAGGGCGGCGGACAGGGCCCGAGCACGGCGACAGTCTTCCAACAGAAGGGCCTCACGCTGCGCCCTGGAGATCCTAACAGAGCGATTAAGATCAGAGCATTCCGCGAGCGCATCGCTCTTCCGGCGAGCGATCGAGATCTGCCGAAGCTGGTGGTCTACAGCACTTGCAAACAGTTCTTGCGCACGATCCCGTCTTTGGCTATGGACGAGGACAACCCCGAGGATATCGACACCGAGCAAGAGGACCATGTGTATGACGAGGCCGCACACATCGTTATGTTCAAAGCGACCGGGATCGCGGTGGAGAACATAGCCAAGAAGGCCGCGGCCAAGAAGCGTGAGGAAACCCTCGCGCAGATCCCAAAGCATCACCGCGCCATCTGGGACGAGCTCGAGGAGCTCCGCCGGCGCATCGAGGGCGTTGAGGATGAGTAAGGAGAACTACCGCATCTGCATCCAGATTGAAAACGTCCTGCATACGCTCACGGTTGATGATGCCGTCGACCTGGCGGAATCGATTATGAAAACGGTGGATCAGGCCTGGAAGCACGACGTCCAGTATCAGGCCAAGGCGGAGGTCGACAAGATCGTCAAGGAGGCGCTCGATGGCTGAGCTCAAGGCCTACAAGAACAAGCAGGGCTGGCAGATCGAGATCCCGGTCGGCACTTGCCTGCATACGGTTTCCATGGCCCGGGCCATCCTGCTGATCGCCGACATCAAAGAAACGATCAAGGGCATCGCCGAAAAGAACATTGAACGGAACCTGAAGGATGACTGAGCTCAAGCCGACCGATTACGGATATCTGATGCAGTTCAAGGGGCGCGAGGTCGCCATCGATCCCAACCCCTGCAGGCGCCTGCTGGGCCCTGGGCCGGCCGGCGTCCGGTGCAAGACCTGCAAGCGCCTCGAGGTCAGGCAGTACGCTAACACCTACTACAAGTGCCAGCTGCGCAACAACACCAGCGGCCCGGCAACCGATCACCGGGTCAACTGGTTCGCGTGCGCTAAATACGAAAGGAGGTAGTCGTCGTGGAGAGAGAAGAGATCGAAAACCGCTTCACCTATCACGCACCCAAAGCCGACCAGCCGAAGCGTTACGAGGTCATCCGCGGCCACGCCAAGGCGTTCGCCCTGGTCATCGAGGAGATGGTGCCGGAATCCCGCGAGAAGTCCCTCGCCTTCACCAAGCTCGAAGAGGTGATGATGTGGGCCAATGCCGCGATCGCGAGGAGGGAATAACATGGACGACCGCGAGCTGCTGCTGAAGGTGGCCTGGCATTTCCTGGGCACACCCTATATCTGGGGCGGTGATGATCCTTCCGGGTTCGATTGCAGCGGGTTCGCCATCGAGTGCCTGCAGTCGGTTGGCATCCTTCCGCGTCGTGGTGACTGGGCCGCCGGCGGGCTGTACGATATGTTCAAGAAGGGGCGACGCGACTGGATATCGGAATATAAACCCGGCGACCTTGTCTTCTGGAAGGGGGCCGAGTCCGATGCTATTATCCATGTTGAGATTGTGGTGGACTCTGAGCGTAGCATTGGCGCGTCAGGCGGTGGCTCAGCGGTCCTCACGGCTTCAGATGCCTGGAGGAAAAACAGCTACATCAAGATCCGGCCCTTCGCCACTCGACCCAACCTGGCCGGCGTCCTTAACCCCTTTCATTATCGCGAGTCGGTTGCTTCCGGACCCAGCACGACTGGAGGACCGCGGAATGTCTGATATGAGCGCTACATTTGAAGTCGAAGGCAAGAAGGCGACGGTCAGGTTTTCAGCCCAGGCCGTCGAGGTTGCGCTGACCACACTCAGCGCGAAAGTGGACGGGATCGTCCAAACACTTAAACGAATGGAGGATGGGAACATGGCAACATTCGAAGAGATCATCACCGAGTTGCAGAACACCAAGGCCGGCGTGCAATCCCTCAACACCCTGATGGATTCGATGCGCCAGAAGATCTCAGACCTGCTGGCCGGCGAGATCGTCCCGCCCAACCTGCAGGCCAAGATCGATGCGATCTTCCTGGAGGCCAAGGGCGTGAGCGCCGAGATCCAGGTGGCCCTGGACGAGAACCCGGTCGAGCCGGTCGAGCCGCCCCCGGTCGAGCCCCCGGTCGAAGGCGAGGTGTAACCGAAAACCCCCGGGGCTTGCGGAATCAACCTGGGAATGGCGTTCCCTGAGGTGAGGCAGCCGCGGGCCCTGGGGGCTCTTCAAGGAGAGATCCATGCTGACCAACAGCCAAGTGAAACGATTGGCCATCGCCCTGATGGTGCTATGCGCCACCATCGCGATCTTTATTGCGACCGGGAGTTGCGAGGTCTACCAGATCTCGAGCGGCGGCATCAAGGGCCTGACCTGGGAGCCCCAGCCCGGCGATAGCCCTGATTCGTACAACTACTATTTTCTCCAGATGGAGAGCGGGAACATATTCGGCCGCGGCGCGGTGGGCGTTCCGACGACGACCATACGATTCCGGACGATCGGCACCTATTCGCTCTGGGTTCAGGCCTGCAAGACCATTGACGGCGTAAAGCAATGCGGCCCCTGGTCCCAGTCGACTGACCCGGCGTTCGGGTTCGTTAATGGCAACCAAGCGCCATGGCTGATCCGGGTTGTGCCTTGAGCACGCGAGCCGAAATAAAGGGCCTGATGCTCGAGATGTTGAGCCAGGCCTTTCAGCCGAGCGACGTCCAGGCGAACCAGCAGATGGGCATCAACTTGAGCAACGCCGTCAAGCGCGACGGCGGCGTGGTGATCGTCCAGAACCAGAACGTCGAGGTGTACGCCCGCATCGTGCCCACCATGGTCAAGGTGCTCCAGGCCCTGGACGATCTCGAGGAGCCCCTCCAGCTGCCGCCGGTCGCTCTGCAGCTGCCGGCGCCGACGATCGAGGAGGACGAGGATCCGATCGATGCCTGCTGCGCGTTCATGTTCGAGCAACGGATCCCCTGGAAACCCATGCAGGAGCTGATGCAGGCCCGCTACCTGGAGTACGTCACCGGCCGCTTCAAGACCAAGACCGAGGCCGCCAAGATGCTGGAGGTCGGATCGACCTATCTTTGCAAACTGACCAACAAGAAGGAGCAACAAGCATGAAGCGCATTATCGAAATCCTTTCGATCGCCATGGTCTGCGCCTGCGTCGTGCTTTTCATCCTGGCGCTCGCCGGCGCCTCCGAGGCCGCCTCGCTCACCAAGCCGGTCACGCTCGCCTGGGAGCAAGAGGAGTCAGCGTTCATTGCGCCCGAAGGCTCGAGCACCATCCCGCTCAACAGCTGGAAGCTTTACCAGAAGGACACGCCCGATGGTCCGGTAACTGGCACGATAGCCGTCCCGTATGACCCGAGCAAGCTCAGCGCGCCGGTCAACGGCTATCGGACTTATACCTACGGCCCGATGAGCATTACGGCGACCGGCGTGGGCGGCACGACCGTCCAGAGGTGCTGGCACGCCACCGCCCTGGGCAACGACCGGACGCCGCCGTCTGAAACCGGGCCGTCGAACACGGCCTGCGACGACTTTATCCTACCGCCCGACCCGATCCGGCCCCCGGGCGCCCCCGTGAAAATGCAGGTGAAACCATAATGGACATCCAAATGCTTGATTATGGGCTGGTGACTGTCATCCTGATCCTGATTGCCGTCATCGTCTACCAGGCGGTGATCTATCACCTCGACCGGTCCCGTGCGATCAGGGCGCACGACAACTTGATGGACCGGCTCATGGCGCAGGACTTTAATGCCTACTTGGCCAGCAGGCGCATTCAGCAGGTCCAGAACCATAAGCGCCGCACCCTGAGGGAGCTCGCAGGATGGAGCAAGAAGAAAGGCCAGAAGGAGCCCGACGATGGTCAGACTGGGCGCCAAGACGATCTGGGGTTGCCGGTAAATTAGGCTGGGACTGCATGATCGGACTGTTGGTCCCGGGAGCGAACATCGGCAACCGACGCAACGTCGTCGTAGGCCTGGTGTGCGCGTTGATCTATGGCGCGGTGGCCGGCCTGGTGGTCGGCTACGCTCTGGCGGTGTGGCAATCGTATGGGTAAACAGGACACCGTGCGCATCGTGCTGCCGCGCAGGATCGTGAGCCGCGGAAGGTTTCCGAAGATCACGCGGTCCTTCGTTGACTCGCAGCGGCGGATAACGATCGTCGAGTACCTGATCTCGAGCGTGACCCCTGACGGCATGGCGGTTTATATGCTGAACGAGAGCACGACCAAGGGGATCCACAACCTGGTCATACAGGAGGGAACCAAATGCCAGTCAAAATAGAGAAAGAGGACGACGGCTACACCGTCCGCACCCCCAAGGGCGTGAAGGGCAAGGGCATGACGCTGCGCAACGCGAAGGCCCAGGAACGCCTGCTGAACGCCATCGAACACGGGTTCAAGGCCGACAAACCAAAACACAAGCGGAAAGGATTCAGCTACTGATGGAATCAAAAGAGCTCCACACGATCCTGTTGGGCGGAAGCAACGATGGCGTGATGATGACTGACTACGGCGGGAAGATCGGGCTCTTCCGCTACAACGAGAGCACCCAGGGCAAGAATTTCCTGCGGATGTGCTATCCCAAGACCCGCAACGGCGCGAGCGACAAGCAGCTCCCCATGGGCGTGGACCTGGGCGACAAAGCCGCCGCGATCAACGCACTCGAACAATTCCTGCTGGTCCTGAGGGCCCATAAATGAACCCGATCTCCACCCAGGAAGTGGCCGACGTCATCCAGGTCGAGCGCGTAGCCTTCTATGAATGGGTGATCCAGGGCTATGTGCTTCCCACCAAGGTCGCCAAGTCCCGCGGCATTTCCGCTCAGTTCGATATGCAGGGGCTCATCGCCGCGGAGATATTCAACCGCCTGCGCAAGAACATCCGCCGGCCGACTGCCGGCAAGATCTCGCGCTGGTACCAGGAGCACGGCAGCACCAAGCCTGGCGATGTCATCTACGCCAAGGTGAACAACGGGTCGATCGAAATCAAAGGGGCCTTTGAGCTCAACGAGGCGATCGACGATGCGCACTATCTGATCACCATACCCACCTGGTCCATCCGGCAATGGATCGAATCCCGACTGAAGGAGATTCAACGCCATGGCCGCGAAAGACCCGATCGACGAAACCAAAGTCCGCAAAATATTTGACAAGCTCTTCGCCATCCAGGCGATGACCGAGATCGAGATCCTCCACCGCGTCTGGTTTCGGAACGTGCTCTATTACCTGGGCGAACAATGGTTCGAATGGGTGAGGGGCCAGAACACGTTCCGGCGGATGATCCCCAACATCAACACGCCCACCCCGGTTTCCAACATGATCCGCGACTATGTCCGGAGCATGAAGAGCCTGATCATCAACAAAGAGTATGCGGTCACGATCTGGCCGAATTCCAACGACCAGGACGATCGCGTCGCGGCCGAAATGGGAGAACAATTCCTGCGGTGGCTGGAAACCTGGGACGACGAGCGCCACATGGACGAGCGCGAGAAGATCGCGATCTGGGTGATCATCACCGGGATCGGCTTCGACCGCACCTATCTCTCGACCGAGAACGACGCCTGGACCTTTGACAAGAACGGAAACCCCATCACGACCGGGAATATCGTGTCGGAATCCGTTAGCCCCTTCGCCGTGTCGCTTGACACCTATGGCGATACCCTCCGCAAGAAGCGCTACATCGGCATCAAGAGCCTGCGCCCCCGGGAGTGGGTGGAGGACACGTTCCACATCTCCGCGGTGGCCGAGGCCCAGGAGCGCGAGATCATCGACTACGAGCGCAAGCTCGCCAAGCTGGTGGCCAACGTGAGCCCCTGGAAGGGCGACGGCCTGGACCAGATGACCGATCTGGCCGATGAGGACATGGTGCTTTTCAAGGAGGTCGAGATCCGGCCGACCATAAAGAACCCCAACGGCATCTATGCGGCCATGGTGGGCAACCAGTTCATCTTCAAATACAACCGGCTGCCGATCAAAGTCGAGGAGAGCGGCCGCTGGGAATACAGCCTCACCGACTTCCACTATCACTATGTGCCCGGGCGCTACTGGCCTGACGGCGGAATCAACGACCTGATCAGCCCCCAGAACACGGTCAACGACATCGACCAGGATCTGGCGGTCAACCGCAAGGGCATCGGCCGGCCGATCGTGCTGGTGGGCACCGACGTCAATATGTCGCGCAAGACCCACCTGGGCCAGAGTGTGACCGTCCTGCAGTTCGACGGCCTGCTGTCCGGAGGCATCGCCCCCGAGATCCAGAGCGGCAAGCCGTTGCCCCAGCAGGTGCTCGAAGAGCGGGCCATCCATATGCAGACGACCCAGGACGCGGCCGGCGACCCCAAGAACGTGCTCCGCGGCAAGGCCCCCTCGAGCAACCCCTCCGGCGTCATGGTGGACATCCTGAGGGATGCGGCCGAGCAAGGCCACCTCCCGGACGTCAACCGGTTCTACCGGGCCCTCAAGCGCGTCAAGCGCAAGCAGCTGATCCTGGCCCAGGAGGGCTACACCGAGGAGCGGATGATCAAGATCCCTGACAAGGGCGGCCGGCCGGCGGCCATCACGTTCAAGGGCGCCAACCTGCGCAACAACACCGACATCCGGATCGAGCTCTCATCCGGCATCTCGAGCACCAAGGCCGGTCAGTCCCAGATGCTGATCAAGCTGACCGAAACCGGGTTCTTCAACGCCGACAACCCCCTGGATCCCGAATACCGCATCGAGCTGCTGAAAAAGATGGGGTTGAGTGGGTTCAAGGACAAGAGCAACGTCGACACCCAGCGGGCGGTCGACGAGAACGAACGGGTCGCCAACATCAAGGCGGAAGACTTCGCGACCTGGAAGGGCGAGATCCCTGACCCCGACGACCCCAACGCCCCACCGGAGATGGTCGAGATCCCGGTCGTGCCCGGGTTGTTCCTGGCGATCGGCGACGGCGCGGGGGATGGCATCGTGATCAGCGAGGATCCGCTCTTCAAATACGACAATCACCAGGTCCACTATGAAACGCATCGGCGTTTTGTGATGGACCGGGCATTCCTGCATATCGACCCCAACGCCCAGGAGGCCATGCTGGTCCATATGGACTATCATATGTGGACGTTGCAGATGGAGGAGAAGAAAAAGCAGGAGGAGATGATGCAGGCCGCGGCTGATTACGAGGCCCAGGCGATGGGCGCCAAGGAGGCCATGGGCGTGGCAGGCGGCGGCAACGGTAGCGGAGGGGGCAAGACCCCATTCGGCGACCCCATAGGGGGTGGCGACGGCGGTGAGATCCCGCCCCAGTTCGCCGGCCAGGATCTTGAGATGTTGGCCGAGGGAGGGGAACCCGTTGGCGGTGGGTCGGCATCCGAGGCCGGAGCCGGGACCAACCCGATGGCAACGTAGCCAAATAGAGTTTGACTGAATTGGCGCTTGATTGATCTAATTGGTACAACGGGAAGTGTAATACATAATCGTAACCACAATCCCGGCCCCATCAAGTGCGGGTTCCGCCTTTGATGTAGGCCACAATGGGGAGGCAAAGGCCATGACAGTTTTCGATTCAACCCAAGTAGACGTAGCGGCGAAGGGTCTTCTATCGACCCCTCCTCCTGGTACACCTCCAGAGGGCGAGAAGCCTCCTGGCGACGGTGCCGCGAAGGACGGTGGGAAGTCCGCGGAAGAGTCCCGCCCGGCAACAACCGACCTTATCAGCACGATCCTGGACAAGCACGGTCTGAGCTCCCCTGAGGAGCTGGCGGAATTCGTTGACCGCATCGCCGAAAGAGATGGCCAGATCGGTGACTATGACCCGGAAGAATTGCTGAAGGCCAAGAACACTTTGGACGCCTACCAACGCGAATGGGCGAAGGCGGAGCAAGAGAAGCTGAAGGCTTCCGAAACACCGGAGCAAACGATCGCACGCCTCGAGCGCGAGGCCGCCGAAAGGGAAAACAAGAATCTCCAGCGGGCCAAACAGCGTCAGCAGTCCGAAGCCGCCAGGAAAGCGGTCAAGACCTTCACCGACGTTGTGACCTCCACCGTCAAAGCTGAAAAGCTGCCTTCCGAGTATGTCCCGTTCATCCAGGAATTCATGGGAGTCAACAACCCGGTGAACGATGTGAACATTCAAGACAGGGCCGCGGTGAAGAAGCTCGCCAAGGACTACGGCATCAAGCGGATGCTGGAGTTCGAACAAGTCGTGATCAAGCGATATCGCGACGGCAAAGTGGAGATCCCCAAGGTACCCGACGGCGCCAGCGATCAGACTCCGGTTACAACCGACACTAAACCGAAAAATTTAAAGGAGTCCCGTGCCATGGCGCACACCTTGATCAGCAAGCTCTGGGCGCCCAAGTAACGAGGACGACCGGAGGATAGACCAATGGCTGGCGTATATCACGATCTTTCTGCGATCCAAGAAACCCTCAAGACCGTTTACGGCGCAGGCCTCCAGGCCCAGTTCGCCGACGAGCGCACCACCTACAACCAGTTCCCGAAGACCGGCCGGGCCCCCCGCGGGCTGGGTTACGTTTTCGGCGCACGCTATGCACGCGCCCAGGGCGTCGGCGCGCGGCGCGAGTCTGAGATCCTGCCTGACCCGCTGGCCGGCAAGTACGACCAGGGGCTCATCAAACCCAAGTACATCTACGGCACCTTGCGCCTGACCGGCCCTGCCATCGAGGCGGCCAAGGGCGACGTCGCGGCCTTTGTCGACGGCCTCTCCGATGCGGTAGATGACATCTACCAGTCCCTGGTGAACGACCTGAACCGCCAGTCGGTTTCCGACGGGTTCGGCCTGCTGGGCACGCTCTCCGCGGCGTCGGATGCCCTCACCACCTCCGCCACCACCTGGACCGTTCCCTTGAACAACGACATGGGTTGCAAGCGCGTTGTCCCGGGGATGCTGGTGGACTTCTTCAACGCCGGCAACATCGACCAGTCAGCGATCGCAAGCCGGGTCGCCAGCGTCGATTTCGCGGGCAAGTCCATCGAGATGGAGCCGAATGACAGCTCCTTCAAGACCAACCACCCGATCATCGCGGCCCGGTCCTACACGGTTGCGACCGACACGGTTGCCCAGGGATCCTTCATGGTCCGGATGGGCGCCCGCGAGGCAGTCCACGCCACCACCAACGTACCGGTGGAGATGACCGGCATCGATGGCATCTATGACGACGGGACGTTGTTGGCCACTTTTGAGAATATCGCCGTCGCCACCAACCCCTGGTGGAAGGCCAACGTCCTGGGCAACAGCGGCGTGAACCGCGAGCTGTCCATCGACCTGATGCTGCAGGGCATCGACCTCGCCCGCACCCAGAGCGGCAAACGCATCACGACCATGCGCATGGGCCTGGGCCAGCGCCGGAAGTATGCCGGCCTCCTGCTGCCGGATGTCCGTTTTGCTCCGACCGAGTTGAGGGGCGGTTACGAAACCCTCACCTTCGCCGCCGGAGATGGCCTGGTCAAGATCGTCGTCGACCCGGATCTCGCCACCAACAAGGTGTACATGGAGCCGGATGGGGCGATCCAGAAGTACGAGATGACCGGGCTGGGCTGGGGCAACCTCGACCAGCAGATCCACCAGCGTGCTGGCTACGATGAGTGGGATCAGTTCCTGCGCATCTACACCAACCTGGGCGCGGAGCAACGGAATTGCCTGGTGCTCCTGAAAGACCTGATCGAGCCCGCGCTCTACACATAACCCATGGCCAATAAGGCCTAACGGTGGGCGTTAAGCCCCGGGGGGGCCGGTGCAACTGGGCCGGCCCCCATCTTCAACCAAGTATCCTGCGCCTGCAGGGGAGAACTATCGGAGGACCACCATGATCAAACAGCGCAACCTCGATCCCTCTTTGCAGAAACGGCTGGGCATCGCCGAGAACGTCCTGGGCTCCATGCTCGCAAGCGCCGCCAAGACCTACGGCGCGGATGCCGTGGCCGACATGGACTACGAGCTGCATATCCTGGGCTCCGGCATCGACATCACCAACGTCACGCCGAAATTCATCGGCCAGAAGATCGCCATCATCTGTCCGGACTCGACCACCAACGCCACCGCCACCACCGGCGCCGGCGTGACCTGGGACGGCACCAATGATGTGGCGACCTTCGCTGACAACGACGATGCGATTTTCGCCGTGGCCATCAGCCTGACGCGCTGGTTCGTTTACAGCAACGTCGGTGCGGTCGCGTTCACCTAAACCCTGAAGCTCGCGGGCACACCCCCCGCGTTGGGGGTGGGCGTGATTCCTGCCGGGGATGACCGTCCACCCCTTTATTCCCAACGAGGATGATATGTACACACCGGATCGATCCTTTATGAAGCGCTTAAAGGAAATCTCTCCGGACCTGGGCTGCCACTACGAGCCCGGCCATGAACACTTTGTCGTCACCCACCGCCGAGCGATCGGCCCGCCGGTCCCGATCCTGCTGATCGAATCCGACACCGGGGGTTTCCGCCAGCCGGATCAGCGCGACATCAACAAGATCCTGGCGAGCGACACCCACCGGATCCCGGTCAAAGACCGCATGAAAGCCCTGGCCAAGTACCTCGAGGAGGACCGCGCCCACAAGCGGGCCCAGGCCAAGGACAACATCCGGAACATGACCAAAGACGACAAGATCCAGCTGACCCGGGCGTTCGGCAAGGCTGCCAACGTGAGCAAGAACAATTCGCAGTTCCGCCGGGTGAACCTGCGCCCCCGCGGAGTGTCCTTTCAACCCTAACCCGCCTTCCACCATGCCTGTCAAAAGGTATGACGGGAGAACCAACCGGAGGAAACGAAGATGGCGATCATCCTATTCAACCCGACCAACGAAACGCTGAAGGACCAGTACATCGGAGAGGATGTCGTGCTGCCGCCTGGATCCAAGGTGCGCGTCGACGACGCCCGCGGGCGCCATATGTTGAACGTCATGGGCCCCAGGGGCCTGGTGACGCTTGAATACGGCGACGAGGGCGAGGGCGAGCAACGCAAGGCCGCCCAGGGCCGCGAGCGTAACATGGCATTCAAGCGGAAGCAGATCATGGACTTCAACACCATGAACGACGACCGCCAGCAGAAGAAGCAGGGCTACATCGTGCCGAGCGCCCAGATCAAAGAGTATTCCCGGGAGCTGGGCATCAAGTTGTTCGAGCCCTACTCGAGCTCCGATGACGCCATGAGGGTCCACGCCGACCTCAAGCAGGAGCTGGATTCCAAGGACCGCGAGCTCCAAAAGAAGGACGACGCGCTGGCCCTCCTGCAGGCGCAGGTCGCGCAGCTGACCAAGATGGTCGGCCAGGTGCTGGGAACCCAGGCAGCCGCGGCGGATCCGGCGGCCGTCGCCTACTGGGCGGAATTCGCCAAGAAGACACGCAGCATCAACGGCAAACACTTCCACAACTGGGTCGCCGAGAACTGGACCGAGATCACGACCGCACCCCCGGAAGTCCAGGAGGAGCTGGCGGACAAGTACCAGCGGCTGTATGGGATGCCATTCCCGACCAACGAGCTCGAGGCGAGAACGGCAGCGCAGTCGGCAGCCTAGATCGGTGACCGAAAAATGAGGATGGGATGTCAAACCACAAGAACTGTTTTGAGTTGGTCAAGGAGGTCAGGTACGGCGTAAACGAATACGACGACGCCCTGGCCAGCGGCGACGACGTCATCGGCGCCTATAAGAATCAGTTCTTAATCGCCCAAATAAACATCGCCATCCGCGAGCTCTACGCGCTGATCGCCAAGCGCCGGCCGGATGCGTTCACGACAGAGGCAAGCCTGACCGCCGTCAATTCGGTGATCACCTTGCCTTCTGATTTTTCCAAGCTGGTGCTCCTGCGGAATTCTGACGGGATCAAGGTCAATTCCATCGAAGAGGTCCAGCGCCGGCGCACGGCCGACCAGGGGCACGCGTATGTGTATTACAAACGCGGCAGCACCCTGGTGATCGATCATCTCTCCGACACCGGCACCTACGGCCTGGTCTACAAGAAGAAGCCGCGGGACATCCACCAGGGCCGGTTCGCTGTCACGGCTGAGATTGTAGAGCCGCCCACTCCGGCCGTCTACCACCTGGATCCCAAGGACTCCAAGACCACCGTTGATTTCTATAACGGGATGCTGCTGGAGAACATCACGGCCGAATGGGACACGCTGATCACCGACTATGCCGCCAACCGAGTGGTCACCTTCGCCACCGGATTTGAGCCGACCGACGGCGACTTCTACGGGCTGGTACCCGAAATCCCGGAGTGGGCGCACCACCTGATCGCGCCGCGCGCGACCATCTTCGCCAAGCTCAACCCCATCAGCAAGGAAAAGCCCAAGAGGGACGAGCTCGACGCTTACAAGGATATGCTGATTTCCGCGTTCCGCGAACACGCCGGGCCTGAAGAGGACCAAGATTACGAGGAGCTGTTTTTCCACCCGGAGGCGAAATCCTACGGCGCGTTGTTGATTTAAAGGGGGGCCGGTGAAAGACTTAACCAAGATCGACGCCCGACCCCTCAAGGGCGGGTGTATTACGGCGCTCGACAAAGCCCTCCTTCCCCTGGGGGCTTTCTCTTATTTGCGAAACATCCGCAACACCCACCCCGGGTTCCTGCAGCGCCCGGGCCAGCGCAAGCTGCATTCCACCCCGGATTCCACCAACAAGGTCCAAAGCCTTTACCAGTACAGCAAGACCCTGGTACCCGAAAAGCACTTCTACGCGCAGATGAGCGACGGCGACATCTGGGAGGCCACCAACCTGCCGCCGACCGTGACGACCGGTGCATTCGGGACGGTCATCTTCGCCGGTGCGGCCGGCCAGGTTCCGGCGAGCTGGTCTGTCATTCGGGATATGCTGTTGTTTTCCAACGGCAAGGACAAGCACCAAATCTACGGCGGCATTTCGAGCACGATCGACAAATTCATCGTGTTCCGCGGAGCGGCCGCGCCTCCGGATGTGCCCCAGGGGGGCGAGGACTATACCGACCAGGTGATGGATGGGGATGACGGCACGGTCGCGGTTCTGGACAGTTTAGCCGACTACACCACCGGGTTCGACTTGATCTTTTTCAAGCTGCCGGTTCCGGGCAAATCGATCAATCTGACCGTCACCAAGCCCAACGGCAACACGGCCACCGCGGCAGTTTATTACTGGAAGAGCGACAACACCTGGGCCGCGGCCACCATGGGCACCGACGGCACCGATTCCGGCGGCGCCACCCTGGCCCAGAGCGGGACGATCTCCTGGACCGCGCCCACCGACATGATTCCCAAATACGCGTTCGGCGTGGACGGCTACTGGTACCAGTTGCGTTTTTCCGCGACGCTCGACTCCGAGGTGGAGATCTCCCAGGTCACCTACGCGTCCGATTGGAAGCCGATCGAGAACATCTGGGATTCGGTCACGGTCTACGGCATCGAGGTCCAGGTCGAGGGCAC